TTGTCTTGCAGTTTCTAATTGAGTTAGTCTGGTTGTTAGATCGCTATATCCTAGTATTCCAATTCCTATTGCCATAATTAATGCGATTAGATTTCGCATTGGCATACTTATCGCTGTATTGTCTGATATTTTCATCTACCACAAGTACACATTTCTTCTGTTCCACCGCAATCTTCACATTTAGGGTTAATCATTTTGGAAATTTATCCTTAACTGCTTTTCTTAATGCTTGTAAATTATCTAAGTCATCATCAAGGATTGCGTGAACACACTCCTCAATAGATGGATATTCTTCTTTTCTTTTTCTTTGATATTCTTTTGCGTCATAATCTGTTTGTAATTCTGCAATTTTTGCTTGAATATCTGATTTTGATATTGGTGTTGTTCCATTGTGCCATTCTATTTTGCAAGTATTTATATCATTTCCACTAATTGATACTTCTGCGTTTGGATTTATTTTTAATATTGCTTCTATAATCATTATCCCTCTACCTCTAAAAGTGTAATTGATGAAACTCCTCTTGAACCATAAGCAGAATCATTATCGTTTTGTGTTCTATTTAAGTATGTTGTACCACCATAAACTCTCCAATATGCTTGATAAGTTAATGCCGAAGTTGTTGATGGAGAATCAAAAATTGTGCAAGATTGTGGTCTAGCACTATTGGCATCTACATTTGCATAAAAATTAACTCCACTTCTACTTCCAGATTGAGCACCATTTCCAATAAAATTACTACCCCCATCTCTTGAAAGTCTTATATGACCATGATTACCAGAACTTAATGTGGCATTTAATAATATTAAAACTTTATTAGAAGAAGATGATGGAGTTATACTTGCATTTAATCCAGTTGTGGCTACCCAACTTGTTGATGTTGTAGAAAGAACTGTTGTTAATCTATTTTCAACAACCTGCAAAACCTTACCACCACTAAATCTTGCAGAGTTTAATGTTCCACTAGATATATTACTTGCATTAAGAGAAGTTAAATTTGCTCCGCTTATTGCAGGTAAACTTCCAATCCCTGTGCTTCGTACTGTTGTTAATGCCATTCTATGCTCCTATGTTAAAAGTCTGTAAGCTGTAAAGTTAGTGTGGTTAGCTTGTAAAGTTTGACTACTACCTTGATTTTGATAAATAAATGCAGAAATGTAATCTGTTGTACTTGTTAATTCAACAATACAATCAACAGCAAAACTGTTTTCATTACCATCATCTTGATATCTTCTATAAGTTGAGCCTTGTTGTGTGCCATTAATAGAAGCAGACCCATTTACTCTAATTTGTAAATTAGCAAATTCTCCTCCAGAATTACCACCATTAATTCTTGCCAAAACAGATACATAATAAAACCCTGTTACCGCAGGTGTAAATCTACCAGTTGATGTGTTAAATTTACCACTAGGAGTTTCTTTTGTTATTGTTGTAAAAACTATTTCTGTGTCTGCACCAGAAGATATAGCCTGAGAAGAACTAGAAAATCCTGCCTGAACTAAAGGTACATTTTTTAATGCACTATTACCAACAGTTACAGTACCACTTCCATTACTAGAAATAATACTGTTGCCACCTGCATCTTGAATATCATTAACACGAATTATAGAACTCATTTACTTATACCTTTGGGTTG